TTCTAAAGCCGATTTCGCATTCTCAAATTGCGCTTGCTTCAGGTCGAACCAAGTCGGTATTTTGTACACTTGGCAGAATTTAGTGTGGTCTGTATCGGTCGCTTCCAGCAGATCGGATATTATCTCGACTTGCTCATCGGTGAGCGGGCTTTCCAGCCTTTCCTGCTCGGCAGCTGGCAAGTCCTCGCCAGCGTAGATGTAATGTCCTACGCCAAACATGGCCAGACACTTGGTGAGACACCGCATCATCGCGGTGTTGATTGCAAAGGAGGATGGGTTAACTATCGCTTTGTTCTTGTGATCCATCACGGGCAACCACATAGCTCTGGTGGTGTTACCAATGGTAACAGTGCAATGCACCATTACAGTCCCGTCTGCCATGACTTCCATCGGCTGGAACGAATACTCAGCCTGTGGGTATTCTTCCATGATTACGCCCCAGGCCCACGCCCAGGACAGATAAGACAAGTTGCCTTTGCGCTCGATATGAGCGGAGCAATCAATGGCTGATAATCTTTGCCAGATTTCTCCAGCAGTAGGATTTTTTTCCATAATAGTCTCCCGGTTTCAGTCGAGTGGATCTCGACAACAAGATAACTATATAGGAATTATTTTACTTTGTAAAGGATTTTTAATATGACCAGACGGTCGGGCGGGGCGAGCCATGCTCGTAATCAGCAGCGATGTCTAAATGTATGAACCGGCCAGAGCCTTTTTGCTGGATGCCGATGCCGGTTATGATGGATGAATTCAGAGCGTGCCTGAGCAGCGTTACAGCCTTGTCGTGACTGACGGCTATATCAACAGCAATACCGGCCGAATGAGTGCCTGGTGCGCTTTTGATGCGCTCTGACGGGTGATGAGCGCAGCGGTATCCAGAAGAAACAACAAACGGGAAATCGCATAAAGTGCGGAGCGCGTCTAAGGCATCGAGCAGAACCGGCGACATCTCCGAACCGTCAGAGTCGCATCCGCACTTGCAAGCAAATTCGCTAAGCTGAAAATGTTTAAGATTCATTTCCATTGATCCACTTGCTCACAGCGGAATCGATCTGCTCATCGATGTACTGATCAAGAGTAGTGATTATATCGGACGCAATATCTGCATACCGTGCAGCCATGATAATCGCCTGCTTCACTGCCGCAAACTTTTCCGATCCTTTGCCAGATTCCGGCAGCTGCTCTTCTGCGCTCAGGACAAGCGCTTTAACGCTGGTGACTATAAAAAGAACGAAACGCGCAATTTCAAAAGCCTGTTTGAGCTTGTTCACTTTTTGCCCCTCTTTGATTTTCTTGCAGATGACAATGCAATAGCAACAGCCTGCTTTTGGCTTTTGCCCGCCTTCATTTCTCGGCTGATATTTGCCGAGATCGTTTTCTTGCCATAACCTTTCTTTAACGGCATCAATTTCTTCCCCAAGGATTCTTCAGCAACACGCACTCGATAAAAATAGCAACTTCGTTATCGCCAGAACTACTAATACAGTCGAACTCGAAATCTGTTTTCTCATTGATGCGAAAAGGCACCTGGCGGTCATAGCTGACCTGCGTTGTCGAGGATGTCGCTCGCGCAGTGTTTATAACCATCCCGCTAGAACTGATTGTCTTGTTCCTGATCGTTATGTACTTGTTAGGATTTGCTGTTGCCGAGTTTAAATCTATTCGGAATATATAGAGCGAATGATTCTCCGGAACCGTATAGACACAAGCCTGCGAGATTCCCTCACCAGCAGCGATATACCCGTAAACCGTGCCGCCATTGCTTACAGATATATTACCTGCATGGGTCGAATCAAAATTCATCACCTGATTTATGCGGTAAAAAGACTGCGTAGTGTTGACCGGCGTGGTCGCGTCTGAAGCATCCAGCGTTACTATTTCAGTTATCTGCTTATACTCATCATCCAGGCCGACTATCCTGATTCGCTTTGATATATCAGTCGCGCTTGAACTGGCGACGGACATAACAACAGCAGATCCTGGCCGCGAATATAACCCGCCGTAATTCCACAAAGTCTCATATGTCACGCCCACTGCCGGATTGTAACCAAACAGATTGACTGTTGATGCTTCGGCGATATTGTTTCTGGCGATATCAAAAAGCGTATGGCCGGACGGGCTGAGATTAGTATACTCTGACATCTAGTGTTCCTTTGACTTTACCATACTCAAAACCGCCGGCTTGTCTGCCCATTCTTTTTCGTAAAGCTGCATCAACTCAATTATTTGTGATATTTCTTCCGGATCATACGCGCCATTACTGATCTGTATGATCGTCAGTATTAGCTGCATCGGATCGACATCTTTCATTACCATTTGACCTTATCAGCCCAATATGCAGCGCTCATTTTTCCTTTTTTGATGTTCTCGGCATGGCGTGCTTTAAATGACGCTCGGCGGGCTTTGTCTGCTTTGCTTTCGTTTTTTCGTGGCGGTGATCCTGATACGCCTTGCTGGCCGAACCTAATCGTTTTGATTTTTTCACCTTCTTTAGCCACAACAACGTGTGACTTCGTGGGATGACTCGGCGTGCGCTTCGGCTTGTTGTAACCTTCCAATCCCAGCCTGGTAAGTCTCGGATCTTTCGCCATCACAGAATCTCCACATCGACGCCTTTGCTCTGCTTAGGTATCTCATAACAATATTGTAGCATCTTCCCACCTTCACGCCGGAAAACTATCATTTCCATCACATGTGCCGAACCATAACCCATCGATGAGTGCCAGGAGTCAGGCGGCGCGAGAGTGCCGAACTTTCGCACAATAACCCCGTTGTCGGTTTCGATTTCGTGCGCATGATGAAAGTGCCCGACAGCCCACATACGATGCGTTGTCTGACTCCACTTTTCCGGCTGTTCTCTCGGCATGATCGCAGCAAGTTTTTCTGCCTTTATCTTGTCGCCATGATGCACTCCGATCAGGTTTTTGCCGAACTGAATATAATGTGTATAACCTGTAGACTTTAAGACAGTTACTCTCGGCTCTTTCGCATAGTAATACTCAAGAATCATCTGGATAGCTATCGCGGCATCCGGATCGTGGTTGCCTCGTGCTATGCAAACAGTAACCTGCTCGAACTTGTCGAGCATGATAGATATGCCGCTGACAAGAGTATCTGCTGCAACGCGCATAATTTTCTCGTAGCGCGTGTCAACATCCAACGGTGTTCCGCTGCCCGTTGTCGCGTTTGAATTGTTTGCATGAATAAAGTCGCCGACATTGACTAGCAATCCGGTGGCCGCTCGTGGCGCACAATCAACCAGATGGTGAATTGCGGTTATGATTTCCTTCTGCGCGATTCGGCTGTCGAAATTTCTGTCTCTAGTCTCACTGCCATCTGCGCGCATTCCTATATGCGCGTCACCAATAAATATCGCTGGCAATAAATTTTTGTCCAGCTCTGTTATCGGCTTGAATTCGCGCGGCTCAGCCTGCTGGATTGATTCGTTCAGGCCATCAACAAAATCCATGAGAGCCTGGCGCTGGTTTTCTTGATCCTGCTGTGTCTTTATCCAGGTCTGCCTTATTTTGCCGTCAGCATCGACTAGAGTGGACAAGCCTTTTACGTGGTAGCCATGCGGCACATGGTTAGAATGCGACTGAGCAGGTGTCCACCCGGCAGCAGCCGCTCTTTTTGTAACCATCTTTTTAGCAGTAATTACGCTTGACTTGCAGATGCCAAGTTTCGTCGCCGCTTTTTGAGCCGACCCGGTTTCAATCCATGCCTCGAGTAATTGCCTTTGGCGATCTGTCGGGCTTCCGAGATCCAGTATCTGCGGGTCAGGCGGGACAGCATTAGCTATATACGGCATTTTACCCCGACTCCAACTGCGCCGAACTCACAGGACGGCAGATCGCATACTCTCGTTTTCGATCCAATTTCTTCCGGCGAAACTAATCGAACGAATGGACTACACGCCGACCTTATCTGATGTGGTAATGGTAAGCACGAGGTTAACGGCAGCGATAATACCAACGGCAATGCCATCAGCAGAATCCGAATCAATTGGTATCTCATAGCCAAAAGCCCTCGCTACTTCAACCAGCGCCCAGATAAAGGCCACCAGAGCCGTGCTCGTAATCTGGCCAGCTTTCCACGCAGCCGGATCTGCGACTACCTTGCCTTTTTTGAAAAGCATAATGAGCGGTTTAATTTTACTGATCATCTGGTTGCACCTTATACCACACGCCGTTTCTGCCAATCTTTAGCCACGTATATTTAAGCTCATCTCTGCGCATCAGGTACCTGTATCTGTTATCAAGTATCCACCCATCAACACTGCACACCAGGTGGCGCTGTTCTGTCTCTGTCAGGCACTCGACTAAATCAGCATCAATCCCGCGGGCATCCAGTTCCTGTTTGCACCAAAGCGCAAAGTCATCGCAGTCGCCTTTTAAGGATGGCGTCCAGTGCTCAATCTTCTGGTATTTTTCAGCGTCGGTAAAATACTTGTGGCCTTTATGCGCATCGGCCAGCACGTCGCCAAGAATGCTAACAATCGACGCCACGTTGTCTCGCCTCGATGCAACCAATAGGCGGCGTGGTTTCTTCGCCCAGGATAAATGGCGTCGGAGCCTTGCACGCGATCAAAAAACAAAAAAGAACAGCCCATGCAATTCTCATTCTATACCTGCCTTGATAACCAGGTAACAGCAGCGACAACGCAGACCCAGAACAATCGCTCAAGATAAGCACCAGCAGCGGCACTACGTTGCAACTTGTTTATAGCTCCGTCCATGCTGTTCACTTTTTCTTCAATGCCGGACTGACGGTTAAAAACAGTGATCAACCGCTCCTCGACTCGCGCAAGTGAAACGACAGCCTTCTGTAAGTCGTCTATTTTAGACTCCACCCGCGCAAGCCTGCTTTCGGTTACTTCCGGCATCGGTCATCATCCTAAGTCAATAATGGCTTTTTGCTTTCGCCCCAGAGCCTCGCCGAATACCTGAGCATACGTCGCAGCATTGGTTGCAATACGCAATACCAGTTCATCTTTCGTGCCGCCACGCTCGGACACTATCGCATCGATCAGCGGAGTCTGTGCCAGTTGATTTGTTTGATATGCCTTTGCTTCGGTCAATTGCTGGTCCCAGGATTTGATCTCGTCCTCGGTATAGCCTGCTTTTATCGCTGCTATCTCAGCCTCAAAAACCGCGTTAATTTCTTTAATCGCTCGCTGCTTTGCTCTTTCAGTTTCGCCGGCTTGCCATTCAGATTCTCGTGCAGTTTTTTCTGCAATCTCGGCATCGGACAAAGGCACTCGGATTCCGTTAAGTAATTTGGTTTCCATATCATTACCTCCTGACGCCATAAACTGAAATTGTTCCAGACTCAACATTTCCGGCGCCAAAATAAAATTTTATTGCATCTATTTCGGCGGCTGTTCGAATGTTAAATTGAGGATATGGCTCTGGGTCTGCATTTCCCGAAGCATCGACAGTCATTGTGTTAATTAACACACCTTTATATTGCGTTGATGAAGTGACTCCCATTAGCGTCATGTTACCGCTTACGCCATTTTCATTCGCGGAAGATCCAACGCTACTGCCAATAATTAACGATGAATAACTTGTAGATACTGAATAATACCCGGTTGCCACATAAGTCGAGCCATTATCCGTTGAAACTTGCGCGGAAAAAATTACTGAATCACTTGATGGAACTACATTTATAAATCTGAAAATGTACTCATCATAAGTGCCATCTAGGATAGTATTGTCGAACTCGATGGTTGCATCATTTGATGCCGTGACAGATGTCAGAAAAACTGTGCCAGAAAGATCAGCAACAACCTGCCACGCTGAACCAGTATAAGCCTTCATCACATCTGACACTGTATTCCAGTAAAGCGCTCCAGTTAGCAAAGCGTCACCATCATTATCAATCGCCGGATCAGATGACTTTGCGCCCAGATACCGATCATCGAAACTATCGTAAAGAGATGTCACGGTCGCGGCGTCAGTATTCGCCTGGCCGATGTCGGTGTTCATTTCGCCGATGGACGTGTTCAGCTCGCTCTGCATCGTCACAAGAGCTGCAAGAAAAGCGTCTGCTCTGCTGATAAAAGTAGCCGGCGGGTCAGTCCTGGCCGGAGCCGTTGGCAATGTGCTGATGGTAGAAATAGTCATGTTACACCAGTCCTTCTATATCAAGAGAGCAAGTCGATGTCGTAGGATTGCTGAGTATTACGTCAAACTGCCGATAGTATCCATAAACGATAGCGCCAGGATTGTTGTCCTGTGCAATCCACACAACTGGAGTCGTTCTGATATCGGTCAGAGTGCGGTTAATGTACGGGAATTGATCAGTGTCTATGATTACGTCAATATCCATTTTGTTCGCATACGCGCCCGGGGTAATCGTTACCCGGCCGTTTGCGTCGGTAGTTTTTGTCGAATAATCGAGAATCGAAAATCCAGCGCCGTGCTGAGAATATCCCAAATCAGCATACTGTCCCATGACCAGCGCTCCGCACTTTGCTGTGCCAGTCTCTGTAAAAGTTACAGTAATATCTGTGCCGGAATACGGCGGCAGGTCTGTAACAGCCAGTCGATCATTGCGGATAATCGGCTCAAAAAAGTAGGCGTACCAGTCCTGGATGCCGGAGTCCGATATCAAGCTGAAAGTTTGATTGTAAACTTCGCCGTCTGTTGGATCATCAACAACAATCGTAATACTTGCAGCGTATACATTGATAAACGCCATCGCGTTGACCACAGTAGACGGTTGTAAAACTACTTCAATCCCGCCAGATCGCTCTGTTTGATCCTGCACGATTGAGTCAAACATCTTCCAGGCGTTGGTGCTGGAAACCTCAATCCAGTATGTGCCGTCGTCAATAGTCGGGTCGTTGCCGGTGTTCGAGCCTTGTTGGCTTTCGTATATCTTGTGAGTGGCAGTCGCAGCGCCGCCTCCAGTGCCTGTAACCATCACAAGCGCGGCATCAGCATATGTCGTGCCGCTGGCCCACTCGGCTTCATCAGCCTCAGTAACGTTGGTTGATTGCAGAATAGAATCTGTAATTGCTTCGGGTCTGATTATCTTCATCACGCCCTCGTCGGCGGCAAGCCGTCCTTATCCCACCTGTCATTGATGCGATATAGCCGCTGCGTATTACGTGCCACTGCAATCATAACCTCTTGCATCGACTGGCGCAGAGTGGCCATGTCGGATGACATACGGTCAGCAGACGCGGTCTGTTGCGCGGTCAATACTCGCTCGCCTGCGTGCAGTTCTGCAATGTACCCGTCATATGGGACACTGCTCAATCCATCCCGGTGGCTCGGCAGCTGATATCCAACCATGTCAGCAACCGCTCTGATCATCGACTCAGAATCGCCTGCGCGAATCGCGGCCATCTTGGCATCCGGGTTATCCACCGGAATGTTGTTGATCCACTGCTTGGTGAAATTGTTGAGTTGTTCTTCCAGCGGAATGCCTTTCTTGCCACCATCCTCGTGCGCCAGGCCGAAAAACAGACCAGTGCCCAGTCCTTTTTCGTTGTAACCAGAGAACATTTTGCTGTTGTAGTTGACATTGATGCCAGCGCTTTCAACGATGTCCGTCAGCAGACCGTCGACCGCTCGGAAAGCATCAATTACCGCTGTGGCTTGCTCGACAGTAGTGCGACGGTTAAAGCCGATTGGTTGCAGTCCTGATGCGAATGGCGCGACATCAAATCGCCTATCCTTTCTCAGCCCGCCTGGAATATCGCTCAGCATCAAACCAGCATTGTGGGAATAGGTACCGCTCTTATCCATTAGTGCAGCGATTGTGCCAAGCCCGGCGAGCGCCCAGCCCCAACCGGGAATTGCGCCTATCAATTTGCTGACACCACCAATAACCGCTTTTCCTGCTCCTGCAATCCCGCTAATAATCCCGCCACCAGCACCAGCAGCGGACATACCAGCGGCAGCAGCAGCAGTCGGAGGACCGGCAATTGTTGCACTCGCGCCAACAGCAGTACCAGTCAACCCACCAATAAATTGGGAACCGGCAGCCATTATTCCTGGCAGTCCTCCGCTAACTGCGCTGCTTATCGCTTTATTGACTAGCCCGCCAGCCGCACTGCTAGCAGCCCCACCAGCTCCACCAGTTGCGCCGCCTAAATTTAAAGCGTCACCAATTAACTTCATAACCCCGCTGCTGGCCCAATTAGCCACCATCTGAATCAGCATGTTTTTCCAGCGATCAAGCAGGTTATCAAAAGCAGACTTCCC